TGCCGTAAACCATCAGAGTTCCGTCAGGTTGTTTGTCCGACTTCTCAATACTGAAGTACGAAGTGGTTAGATCATTCACCGTTGATTTCTCCTTGCTTTCATTTTCTCTAAGAATACCTTTAGCCCACGACCATCCTGCATCGCCACCCCATAGTAACCAAGCGATGTAGCCAGCGCTGTCTACGCCCCAGCCTTCACCTTTCTTGTCCACCTCGTGGCGGGCAAAATAGGAATTCATCCTTTTGATTGTGTCTAATGATAGCGCTGCTCCGTTAGATAAGTCTCTAGCGCGAGCAACTCCGACCTCGGTTCCGCCACGGTTGTGTTCCTTGCGAAGTTCAAGACCACGCTTTGCATTCGCACGCACTTGCGGCGGCGGTACAAATCCTTCGGCCATGATTGTCCTTCTTTTAAGCGGAGTAGGTGATTACGATCGCGCCTGTTGCAGAAGCCGCAGCCGAGATTCCGTAGATAACATCGTTTGCATAAACATAGAATGTTTGTGAACTTGCAGCAGGGATCGTGCGACCAATTGTTGCGCCTGATGTGGTGATGGTTGCATCGCCTATAAAGATTGCTGCGCTGTGGCCGTTGTAAAGTGTTACAGGTGTCAAAGGGCGAGCGTTTGTATCCACCGTGAATAAAATTGATGCCGTTGTGAGGGTGCTTGCGTTGATGTGTTTGGTTGCCATTTATTCCTCAATCCTTGTAAGGCTAGGTGTATTACTTTAGCAGTTTTACCGAGAAGGTATCGGAACTAAGCCCGCGCCTTCAGGAATATCTACGCCAAAGTCAGGGATCACAGGCAACAAGGCGCAACGACAATTGGGATGTGCTGGCGGTTGCGTGTGGCCCGAGTTGAAGGTTCCACCGATAGGCACGACTTGGTTGGCGTTCTGCGCACACACAGGACAGGGATCAGAAACCTCCCATTCCATTTCAGGAATCTGCATCTCTTTGTAGCGGTTGATTGTTGCAGCCGACATAGCGCGGTTCTGTTCGGTGATTGCGATCGTCAAAGCCCGATGCGAGGTGGCCACATTGCGTTTGATTAACTTAGCCGCTTGGTTGGCAGAAAGGCCCTGCTCTAAAGCATCAGCGATCGAGTTACCGATGTCGTTAATGGTTGTGTTGGTTAATTCTTTCAGCGTGATACCAAAGGACTCCAGGAAGCGTTGAAAGGCCCTGGAAGGTCGAAGCAATAATGCAGCAGCCTCATCGCCTGGGTTCCAAAGTGACCAGTTAATAAGATCATCCTCGGCTGCCTTGTTTGCTTCTTTGGCCTTGGCAATTGTTTCATCTGCTGCGGCTACACCTGTGACCCAGCCTTCTGCATAAACGCGCTCAAGCACACCCATCAAAGCCATCATGTTGACTCTGACATTGAGCATGACCCAGGAACGCGCTCGCGCACGATCCTGGGAGCGGTTGTCTGAAAGGTTTGGTTGCGTTCTAAGATAACTCTCGTAGACCCGCTTGAACTCTGCCGTCTGTGCCAGCGCCGCTCTTATTTTTACCGCACTCTTGGCCGCCATTCGCCCATCGGCTTGGAGAGGCCCCCACTTCATGACAAGTAAGCCTTGGCGAGCGCTCGAGCGCTTTCTAAATCGCCTTCATAAGCGCAACGGTTCAAAGCATCACCCACGATCGGATCGAGTGTCTTGAATTCAAAGAGGCGAGCGCGTTTACCCTTGTTGGCCCACTTCATGAAAGCCTTAACTTCGTTCTTGGTTTCGTTTTCGATCTCTTCCTCTTCAAGAACAGTCGGTTCCTTGTCGGGCTTCTCGCCAATCTCGGTGACTGGGGCAACTGCTTCTGCGTTTGGCCCTGCCAAAGCGGGTGCTGTTGAAGCCGTAGCCGCATCGATGATGCCGTCAGGACTGAAAAGGAATGTGCTGGCCCCTGCCATCAAGATTGGCATATCGGCTTGTGGTGTATCAAGTAAAGGAAGGCCCAACTCAGAGCGGCGTTCGTTGATTGTTTTTCCACCGCTTGTGATTTCAATTTGGTTCTTGCGAGCGTTTGATTCATTGTCTAGGCGCTTTGAAGTCATCAATCTAAACTCCAACTCGCGTGGCATACCAAGGTATGTGTACGAGATGTTTGTGAGCATCTTGCTGATCCAGTTAACCAAAGGCTGTGTTCCGATTGCCTCAGCGCTTTCCGCCCGCCCTTCCTCGAAACCAGCGCCTCCCAGCCCGCCCTTCGGTGCAAAACCGATCTCGGCTGGTTGAACGCCGTAGTGACCACAGATAGATGTAATCAAATAGTCGTCAAGAGTGTCTTTAAACTTCTCGCCGTACGCATCAAACTGCACAGGGGTCATACCCGCTGGCAAAAGGCGCAGGCGCTTGCGCTGTTCTGTTTGCCCTGAAAGATCATCGTTGAATATGTTTTCATAGGCACGCAAAAGATCAGGGTTAGTACCCCAGTTCTCATCGGTTGTAAACATCAACTCAGGCATAACGCCATCTGTATATTCGGCTCTAATCCATTGCTGGCGGCGAAGGTAAATGTCAGCCAAAGGAAGCGCTCGCTCTGTTGGGCTGAAACCATAGGCCGAAGTTGTGCGGCGGTTGCGGATCATGTACTGCAAATCGTCAGATGTGAACTCGCCATCGGCGGTTGGATCATCATCGTTGGCTGTGAACTCTGCGCGTGGGAAGCCATAAAGAATCTGTTGGTAGGCCGCGTTGGGAGCCATCGGGCGCATTCCACGATCATCTAGAAGTGGCTTGATTGTTCCGCCATCTAAGATTTGAAGTCCGTAAAGATCGCCACCAACTGAGCGCTGTGGCCAAACGGCCCAGGCATCAATAACAAGAATCTCCTCAAGAGCAACCATCAACCAATCGGAGAAAGTTAGACCGTTTGCGCGGTCAGGGTTCTCCCAAAATGCACGCAAGCGAGCAATCTCATCGGTGTATTTCTCACGCGCTTTAGCCATAGCCCGCACATGATCGCCACCTGAACTGGCTGCAATCTTTTCTGAGGCATCTGTGCCAAGGGTGATGTCCCAGTCAAGGCCCGTGACCTTGTTTTTGATTACTTCGATACAACGGCGCAGGATGTCGATCTGATCAGCAGAAGCACGCAGGGTTTTGAATGGAACCAGGCGTGTTTCCGTGATGTTGATGTTCTGTGCAACTTGGAATTCATAACGGCGTGGATCAGGGCGACCATCCTCGCGGACTGGGTTGATAGCGCCAGGGATGATCGGGCTGCCAGGGCCAAATGGAACGCCAGCAAGCCAAGGGTTGCGCGGAAGCGGAGTGGAGTTGCCGTAGTTCTGCGCGATCTGATTCAGCGCAGCCGTACGCATCTCTTGTTCCGTCATCGTCACCGAACCTGCGGGCAGATTTGGAGCCTTTTCAACTTCACCTTGCAGTAGTGCCTTTGCGATACGGTCTCTTAGACCCATGTGTATCTCCTTTTACTGCTTAAGCGTGAACTACAACTCTGTATTGGTTTAGGGTTGGAGCCACGGAGAACAACAGCGTGATTGTGTTAGTGGTTGCGTGGTTAACATCGCAAATGACTTCAGCGTAAGAACCGCTGCCTTCATAAACGCTAACGATCACATCTCTTGTTCCGAGGTTATGTGTGATTGTGTAAGAAGTTGCTGAACCATCACCGACATTTGTCGCGTACTTGGAAACAACAACGCTTGAATCGATTGCTACTGTGTTTGTAAGGACCGAGATACCGTTACCAGCACCAACAGCCAAATCAGATGAAACATTAAGTCCTGAAGTTGTAGCAAGTTTGATCGCTGCACCGTTTGAACTTGTCTGTAGACCCTTGCCGCTTTCAGGGGCAAAAGAGAAAACAGAGCCGTTCAGAACCACGCCGTTGTTGGCTGTGTAAGTTCCAGCGCCTGAGAATTGTGTCCAGGTGATGTTTGTAACGCCAAGAGTTACTGGTGCATTATTGGTACATACCCAGCCTGTATCTGCGTTAACCGTTCCTTGTTCCACAAACACATAAGCGCTTGGGAATTCTGAGCCAGCGTTCATGTCTGCTGATCGAGTAGGTGCGCCTGAT